AATGTTTAAACATCTAAAGTTTTCATGACAGCATTAGAGATATCATCAAATAATTTATTATATGTTTTATTATAATCATCTGGAATATTTATATCTACATTAGTCCATTTTTTTAAATTATTCAAAGCTTGTTTTCTATCACCAATTAAAAATCTTACAAAATCATCAATAATATAACTTACATCTCTGTTTTTGAATTTAGCTTCATCTACTTTCTTCTTCTTTTTATCAGCATTTGAAGTATCTATATATTTATTGAATCTACTCATTTATATTCTCCCTTATTGTGGTGTACTTGCTGCTACAAGTTCAGTAAAGCTTGCACCTGTTTTAGTAGCAATCAAGTTCAATACTATAAATTCTGCTGTTCTTGTAGGTTTAATGTAAATATCACACCATAGTTCATTTCTATCAATTCTTTCAGGAGTATTGTTTCTCTCATCACAAACTATAAGATAATCAAATATTCCCCTTCTTGCTACAACATCTCTTAAGAATGGATCAATCATATTAATAATTGCTAATCTTGTGAAACTATCATTAGGTTCAAACAAGAAATATTTCAAAGCTGTACTAACAGCTTTACCAATTATAATAAAAAGTCTTCTAACATTAATTCTATTAAAAGCTGAACTCTTATCAAGCATGTTCTTTTGACCCCATATAACTTTTCCTTGACCGGGAAAACTTACTATAGGATTAAGTCCATTCTTGTATAAGATATCCCTTTCACCTTTAACAGGATTCCATGCTAACTTTCTTACTTGATTAAGAATTGCTCTATTTAATCCTGCGGGAGCAAACCAAGGTTCACTTACATCATCAGTATTTGCATAAATTCCTGCAACATGACCTGAAGATGGAACCCATCTATATTTACTATTCCATTTATCATATATGTTTATCCAGTTAGAATATGTAGCAACATAACTTGAGTTTTCATTAAAGTTATATGTTGAATGTTGTCCAAGTCTGTAATCTCTACAGTCTGTTGCTTCATTCCCTCTATTATTTACAACTAATGATTTAGGAACATCCAATACTCCTACTGCATCTGATCTTGCTTCACAAATAGATAAGATAGTTTGTTTAACTGTAGTAGATTTGTCTGAATCAATAAATATATTAACATCAATTGATTCAGGATCACTATAAAGTTCAAATGCTTCTATGATATCACCATCTACTACTGAATCACCTTGCTCTCTACATCCACCACCTAAGTTGACATAATCAACCATATATTTTTGTTTATAACTCTTATTTTTGAATGCTGCTGTTGTAGCAACCCTAATATATGATGAGTTACTATTTATCCAGTTTTCAACAAATATATTAGCCCCTTCATCATTTACCTCTGTTGGGTCTGAACTTACAAGATGAGCTTCAACTACTTCATAAGGAATTGGATTCTTGTTAATGTTCAATTGTTTTGCGGCTTTAACTAATATTATAAATTGTTTATTTGTATTAAAAGATGAATCAACTGCTTGATCAATATCATCATATAATGTTGCTGATATACCAAGTGTTGAAGCTAATGTACCTGCTCTAACACCATTATATACATCTCTACCAATTATTGCTATTTGAACATAGTTTCCCCATTCCCCTCTACTTTTAGCTATAAAGGCAATTTCTGAACCATTATCAGGTCTACCAACATCAAAAGTAGTTTCTTCATTACCAAATTCATCAGGGTCTTGAGAATCCAAATCTGATAATTGATATGCATTTCCTGAAACATACTGAGTCAATGTTCCCCCTGATACAATTGTACCATATGCACCTGCAAATGTAGCACTTGGAGCTAGAACTCTTGTACAATACAAATTACTTCCATATTGAAGAAACCCAACACCTGCTAAAATATCCTCATAGGATTGTCCATGTTGAAAAGAACCTGTTGAAACATCTTCTTCAGGAACACCAAATGTTTCTATTAACTCATCAACATCATTAATTAATTGAACTTTTAATTCTGGCCCCTTCCAAGTATTTCTTAGAACATGAACCCCTATTGAAGTAGCTACTGCGGGTATTGTAGTAGTCAAATCTATTTCTTTTACATCCACTAAAGGACTTAAGTACATTGTCATAATTTTATCCCCCTATCAGGTTATTATACCTGAAGCTTTTCTTATATATAACTATTTATATTTTTTTTATAAAATTTTTAGTCTCTCAATTTAAAATAATCGTAATTAAAGTTAATTGTACTTTCTAATACAATATCTCCTTCTCTTTGGCTAAATGAAACTTCACCTAATGTACTAGGCCAAATTCCAATAAATATTATCTCTAATACTGACTTTGCATAGTTATCTGTAATAATTAAAGAACAATCTACTGCATAGTTTTTATGTCTTTCTGCTATTTTATCGTTATTATTATTTATATAAGCCATCCAATTAAATAATAGTTTCCAGTTTGCTAATCTTGCATCTACAACAAAGCTAACTAACCAAGGATCAAACTCCATTGGTATCAATCCTGTCTTTGCCTTATTACCCTGCCACCTTTGTTCCTCTTGTGTTATTGAAACAGAAGGAAGAATTGCAGAATGAATATTCATAACAAATGGATTATTAGCACCTATACTAGTTTCTGTTGGTATTAAAGGAAATATCAACTGATAGTTTGTAGGTGTAGCTTGATCAAAGCTATTTAAATTTGATTGATTACATACAATTGGCATATTTACTTCCCATAAAGTTCTTTATGAACTATAGTTACATACTCTCTGAACCAATCATCAAATGGTTCAGTAACTTTGTTATATTTTTTCTTACCTAATTCAGTCTTAAGGTTAAATGATTTACCTGCTTCATAAGCACTTCCCATATCAAGTATAAAATCATTCATCAAGTTTGTGGTCATTAATCTTGCCATAGCATATCCTTGATTTCCTTTACCACCATAACTAAATATTTTCTTTACAAGACTTTTTAAAGTAGGATTTTTTGCCATTGTATTAATTTTGTCTACTGTATCCATTTGTAAAGTTTTTGCTTCATTAATATATTTATTAAATCTCATATTTATAACCCCTTTGCTTTTTTATATGCATCATAAGCAAGCTTAAGTAGAGCATTTGTTTTTTTAACTTTAGCTTCACCTTTAACTTTCATTACTTCTTTCTGTATCTTTTCAAATATTTTAGCTGTTTCTTCTTCTTCAGGAAAATTAACAATAGTTGCCATTGCTACTCTACTTCCAAATCCAAGACCACCTTTAGAAAAATATATTCCATTTGCTCCCCAAAATGGTTGTCTTTGAAATGTCATTCTATAAATGAGTAAACTGTATCCTTCACCAATATCAATTATAGCAGTATCACCACCTTGTAATCTTGCACCAAGTTTTACTTTAAGAAATACTTCCATATCCCTTTTTTTGAATGCTCTTTTACTTGTTGTTCCTGAAAATATAGCTTGAAGTTTTTTCTTTGGGAATAATGTTTCAGGTTGTCTAAAAAATGAATGATCATTTGTAAATTTCCAATCTCTTTGAGACATTTTCTGCTTTTTATTTAAGTGAAATCCATATGCTTCAGTATATACTGCATATGATATACTACCAATACCTAATTCTGCTTTAGGATATACTATATCTCTTAAATTTGCACTTATTTTAAGACTGAATAATGTACTTTTATCTTTAGTAAAGAATTCAACTTCAAATCCTGCATTATTAGGATTTCTTTCCTTTTCAGATGGAAATACTCTTTTAATTTCATAATTAAAATCATATCCACTTAATTCTTTGAAATAATTTTTAAAAATATCAGGTTGAAAATTGCTCAATAGTGCTGTTTTAATTTGTGCTCCTGCTGCTTTATATTTTGCGGCTAGAGAATCCCAATCAAAACCACCACCAGTAACACCTTTATGTTGAGATTTAGCTAAAACTGCATATGCATCATTAACATCTTGTGCCATTTCTTTATCGCCACCTTTATCAGGATGATGTTGCATAGCTAAGTCTCTATATCTTTTTTTAAGTTTAGCTTTATCTC